GCAATCTTTGGTAAGTTTAAGACTGCATCTAATGTTGATGTGAATGTCGTTACAACAAATTATCAGAAGAAGAGAAGTACTTCTAATGGTACAATTGCAATCACAAAACCTCAAGCAAGTGGCACGGTTGCTATTACAAACAATACATTTACGATTACTGGAACTTCAACATCACTTTCAACACAGTTTGCAAATGGTTCTTCTGCACTTATTGAACCAAGTTACAATAAGTTCTTTGAAGTACGACTAAATAAGTCTAGTAACACAACTTCAGCAAACATGTCTTCAGCTTGGGTGTATGGTAATGTAACAGGTGCAAACATTTACTATGCGAATGCATTCAATATTGTAGGAACATCGACAACACTGACATCAGAGTTTGCTAATGGAGATATCATTTCTATTGAAACTACTCCAGACGGTTATAGACAGTTGCAACTAAATAAAGTTATTAGTGATACAAGTGCAAATCTTGTTTCAAATTGGACACTTGCTGATGTGTCTAGTGCTAATGCTTACTATTACACAGGGAATATCACATAATGCCTGCTTATACTAGTAAAGAAATGAGTGTAATGAATGCAAAGGCTTTCATCGAGTCTTTGTCGCATGAAGATGGTAGAGTAGCAAAGAACTCTAATATTTTATACGCAGTTCTTGGTAATCAACTTGCATATGCTACAGAGCCGACTGCGCCTACTCCTGTCGAAACTGATAAAAATAAACAAAGAGAACTTTGGAAACAGGCTATTGGTGCAAAAAAAATTAATACTGGTGATGTAAGTCATGTTATACCCAGATACAACTGGACATCTGGAACAGTATATGCACAGTATCGTGATACTGATACATTTTTGTATACAAGACCTTTCTATGTGATGACAGATGAAAATAATGTTTATAAGTGTCTGTATAACAATAAAGGCGCAACATCTACAGTAAAGCCAGCAGACTTTTCTACGTTGCCATTCACAACAAGTGATGGTTACACATGGAAGTATATGTACACAATATCACTTGGCGATGCTGATAAGTTTCTTACGACATCACACATGCCAGTGAAAACAATATCAGCAACAGATGGTTCAGTTGAGAGTGATAGACAGATAGCAGTTCAGAATGCATCTGTAAATGGCTCAATAGAAATTATCGAAACAAATACTATTGGTGGTGGTTATCATCAACTATCAAACGGTGTTGTTCTTACAGCATCTACAACTACATTGAGATTATCTGCTGTCGGTGACAATCCTCCATCTCCAGTTGATAATTTTTATAATGGATCAAGTGTCTATATCACTACAGGAACAGGCGCTGGTCAAATTCGTAGAATTACTAACTATGCAGGCTCTACAAAAACACTTACTGTAAACTCTGCTTTTGTAACAATTGCAAATACAGATTCTCGTTGTATCATTTCTCCTACAGTAACTATTCGTGGCGATGGTAGAGGCGCACTTGCATATTCAGAAGTAAATGGTTCTGGACAAATCGCAAACGTAAATATCATCAATGTGGGTAGTGATTATTCAGAAGCAGATGTGTTCATTACAGCAAATTCAATTCATGGTTCTGGCGCAACTGCGAATGCAATTATTTCACCAATTGGCGGTCATGGAAAAGACCCAATTCGTGAACTAGGTGGTGATAGAGTTCTTTTGAATGTACAATTTGAAGGATCGCTTGGAGTTTCTGCTAATGGCAATGGTTATATTCCTGCAAACACAGATTTTAGATCGATTAGTATTCTAAAGGATCCTATTCTAAAGTGTGATTCAAATAATAATTTTGTATCTACAGAGCATGTTGCAAATACTTCTAATTCACCAAATACACTTAGACTTACAACAAGAGCATTGATTTCATATCAACAAATGGATGGTGATGATCCTGTGAACGCTATTGTTGCAGGTGAAACATTAACAAATGAAAGAATGCGTTTGTTATATGAGTTGGGTCAATTGAATTTTGCAACTGAACTAAATCCAACTGTCAGAGCAAATACGTCTGCTAACAATGCTGTGTATGGAGCAAATGGAAATGTTGTATTTGTAAAGAGAGATGAGACGGAATCAGACACATCCTTCTATAACATTTATATAAATAATGTACAGAGTGAAGGCAATAGAGTTTCGTTTACACAAGATGATGAGATATTGAAAAGAAATAATGCAACAAAGATTGCTACAATTTCCTCTATTAAAGGACCCGAAGCAAATACATTCTCAGGTGAGTTTATCTATACAGAGAATGTTCAAAAAGTTACAAGAAATGTAGATCAAACAGAAGATATAAAAATCATTCTGGATTTCTAAAGGTAAGATAAATGACAATTGAAACCAATCTAAATCAAAGTCCATATTTTGACGATTTCGCTGAAAATAAAAATTTTCATCGTGTTCTATTTCGTCCAGGCTTTGCTGTACAAGCAAGAGAACTGACACAACTACAGTCTATTCTTCAAAATCAGGTTGAAAGATTCGCTGATGAGATTTTGGTTGACGGTACTATTGTCACAGGATCACCACTAAAGACAGAAAAAATCGAATATGTAAAACTTCGTGACAAAGATGCAAACAATAGAGTTATCTTGCTGTCTGACTTCTTTACTGGTGGTGTAGTAGCAAATGCAACAGTAACCGGTGTTACATCTGGTATGACTGCACAGTTGATTGATGCTAAAGAAGGTTCTGAAGCCGCTGATCCAAACTATTTCTCCATCTTTGTTCAGTACACGAACTCTGGTGCAAACAATACGACAAAGGCATTTGTAAACAACGAATCTCTTGTTGTTCGTAATCGCTCAGACAACTCTTTCATCGTAGCCGCTAATACAATTACTACAGGCTCAACAGGCAAGGGTTTCAGAGCAACAGTTGGTGATGGCATTCTTTATCATAAAGGTAACTTTATTCGTGTTGCTCCACAGAGTATTATTGTCAATAAGTTTGACAGCACACCATCTGCACAGATTGGTTTTGAATCTACTGAAGCAATCATTGATTCAAATCAAGACAGTTCACTTCTTGACAATGCGACCGGTGCAACCAACTTTGCGGCTCCTGGAGCAAATCGTCTAAAGATTACTCCTACACTCGTTTCTCGTCCTCTCAATTCAGCAAACACAACTACGTTTGTCACAATCGCTGAAATTACAGACGGTCTTGTAACTAAAAAGAATACTGATACTGTATACTCTGATATAGGCAAATATATTGCAGAAAGAACTTATGAAACAAATGGTAACTATGCAGTAAAGCCTTTCAATACTCGTATTCGTGAACATCTAAAATCTGGTACAAATCTAGGTCGTTACTCAGACGGCAACTATCTCAAACTTGTTGCTGAGATTGAGAAGGGTGCTGGTTATGTCAATGGTAATAAAGTTGAACTTATCAATCCGCTTTATATTGATGTTGACAAAGCAACAGACTTTGAAACAAAAGATGGTAGAGTTCTTTCACAAGGCTTTGGTAATTATGTGATTGCAAAAGAAGTCGTTGGTACTTGGGATTTTCAAGGTCTTCGTCAAGTGTCTTTGCGTGATGCTGGACAAAAAGGTATCTCTGGTAAGAACTTAGGCACACAAGGCGCCCAAGGTTCAGAGATTGGTACTGCAAGAGTTCGCGGTTTTCAGTGGCACAGTGGCACACCAGGCACATATAACGGTCAGTTCCGTATCTATCTTTTCGATATTTCTATGAACTCTGGTAAGTCGTTCTCACAAGTTCGTGGTATCTATGAGAACAACACATCTGGTCCTAAGTCAATGGCTGATATTGTTCTTGATGCGAACGGCGATGCAAAACTACAAGAGCCGGGATTAAACACTCTCGTCTTCCCATTCACACAGAAGGGAACAAAGCAACTTACAGATTCAGCAGGCACTGTTGATACACAGTTTGTTTTTAGAACAGAGAAGTCAGTTACATTTACAAGTGGAACAGCAACAGTTACTGCTAATACAGCACATGCTGGTGGCACTGAAACTCTCAATGAAACTGGCGCACCACTTACAAATACTGAAGAGAGAAATATTCTTGTTGTATCGAAAGCACAGTCTGAGACTGATCCGCACACAGGAACAATCACAGGTATTAGTGGTAACACTGTCAGTGGCTCTGGTACATCATTTACTAATGCGTATCAAGTAGGAGACTTTATCTCAGTTGGTGGTGGTAGTATTGAGCGTATTACTGAAATCACAGACAACACCACATTGAAGATTGCAAACACTACAACAAATCAGACGGGTTCACATAAGACAGTATTCCCAACAGGCTATATCTTTGATCTATCTGGTAACGGAACGATTTCGTCTTCTTCAACAACTCACACAATCAATCTACAGCAAGCAAATCTTTCATCGTTCACTGCTTCTGTATACTTTAATGTGTTAAGAACATCTGCTGTTCAGACTGCAAAGACTGTCAATAAGAATAAGTTTGTTCATATCAACACTGGATCAAACCCAGCATCTTCAGCAGGTCCATGGCCTCTTGGTGTATCAGACGCATTCAAACTTGTAGCAGTTTACAAAGGCTCAAACACAGGTGTTACTACATCTGATAATGATGTAACTACACACTTTGAACTAGACACTGGTATGAAAGATGCATTCTATGACACATCATATCTAAAGAAGAAAGCAACCAGTACACTAGACACAACTAACGCTGGTCTTATGGTGAAGTTCCATCACTTTGGTAGAGATCGTTCACAAGGTATTGGTTATCTTTCGATTGATTCATATCCAATTGATGATTCAAATACGGCAAATACAACTGCTATCACAACACAAGATATTCCAAAGTTTGTATCACCTACAACTGGTAAGACTTTTGATTTGCGTGATGCTGTTGACTTCAGACCTTTCAAGGCGAACACTGTTGCGGTTTCTGCAACTGGTACAGTAGCAACTGCACCAACAAACCCAACAGCATCTTCAGCATTCAATATTGACAGTGATGGTGCATATTTCCCAACACCTGATGAGAACTTCCAAGCAGACGTTCAGTTCTATCTACCTCGCAAAGATAGAATTGTTGTCACAGACACAGGTCGCGTAGAAGTCATCAAAGGAACTCCTTCACTTGCTCCAAAGACGCCTGATGAAAAAGCAGGCACAATGACAATTGGCGTTCTAGATATTCCTGTATATCCTTCGCTCTCTGCACAAGTTGCAAGAGAAACTGGTAGAACAGATTATCAAGTCAAATTGACACTAGAAAACAATCGCAGATACACTATGCGTGATCTAAGAGCAATTGAAGATCGTGTTAAAAATCTTGAGTACTATACTTCACTCAATGCACTTGAGACTAGCGCAAGAAATAAACAACTCTTTGGTGATACAGGACTTGAAAGATTTAAGAATGGTTTCCTTGTAGAGAACTTTGATGGACACAATCTATCAGATACCACAAAGACTGGCTACAAAGCATCTATCGATAGAAATAGAAATATTCTAAGACCTGCTTTCCGTAGAACAGATGTTTCTCTTGCAAAAGACAAGTCTTTGACATCTACGAATGTCACTAAGACTGGTAACTTGCTAACACTCTCATATACTCACACTAATGAGATTAGTCAACCATTTGCAAGCAAACTACGCAATCCAGTACAAGAGATTACCTTTGATTGGAAAGGTGAAGTTGTACTTGATCCACCAATGGATAACACACCAGACATCACAACTCTACCTGATATTCAGTTAGATTTTGATGGAATGTATGAAGCGATTGAACTTATCGCAAATCAGACTGGTATTACTGGTATCGATTGGGGTAACTGGACAACTGTTTCTAGCGTTTCAACGACAACTGGTAATGCTGTCACCACACAGACGCAACAGATCATCAACGGTATTCAGACATCAATCAGTCCTTCTACACAGACTTTCAATATCGGAAACTTTGTAGAGAATGTTGCTGTTCGTGACTTCATGCGT